TTTCTTTATCATATCGTCTCATTAATCCATCAGAGAATTTTTCATATAATATAATTTCACCGACTTCTTTCTGATTATATGTTATTTTTAGTAAAATTTTCCACATGTATTCTTCTTTTTTTGAATTTATATTAACACCGTATGTATACATTTTCCTGATATAATAACCATCTTTTATAATTGCGTCATTTAACGCTATAATTCTGTTACAATCCTCTATGTTTGCACCAAAATCAAAATCAGGATCTGACTTAACAAACCGTTTCAATCTTACTGCTCCAAATAATGTTCCAAACATTACCCAATGTTTTATTTTATTTTTTATTAAAATACTATCTATATAATTCATATGCTGAATTGTATCATGATGTAAATATTTGCTCATATCTTTATCAACATCATTACATAGTTTAACAATTATAATATACACCATGACAATAAGTAAAATAACAATTATTCTCCAAAACCATATGTCATAACTCATATTATAAAATACACCCGTGCCAGTTGAGGATTTTGTTAATGGTGATAATGATTTGTATGAACTCGTTGGAAATACATTGACTTCTGGATCATTTATTGACTCCATTTATAATTTATAGACATAATATATTTTAAAATATAAAATTGAAAATTTAAATTTATTAAAATATGACACAATGTAATATGATAATGTAATATGTACAAAATAGACAAAATGGAAACCGAAATGAAGTTCAAACTAAAAACACTTTATCCCGAAATAGAACAATGTCCTAATTACGAAATTAAACAAATATATTTGAATTTCGGTTCACATGACTCCAAATCAATGATACAACGTTTTTTTACTCACCCAATAGATTGGGAACAAATTAAAGAAATGAGATTAAGAAATAAATCAGGTTTATATACATTGACATTAAAATCAGATGGCGACATGGTTAGAAATGAGTACGAAACTGCTATTGAATATAATGAATTTAGTATGTTACTCGATAATATTCCACAAATTGGATCATTAACAAAAGTGAGATATGAATGTTATACAAACAACAATGTATTAATAGAGGTTGATAAATATACAGGTCCCGAAGAAATAAAAGGATTATTAATCAGCGAGATAGAATTTGATATAAATGTGTTTACTCCGGAACAAATTTATGATATAGCTAAAAAATATCTTGGTGACGATATTGAAGATGTTACATATGATAAAAAATATAAAAATAGAAATTTAATTTAATGATTTTATTTATATTTCACATTCCGAGAGCACATTTATAAAAATCGGCAAGTGGTACAATGTGATTATTATAAAAATTTCTCGATACTTCTAGCTTATATAATTGTCCTTCTTCAATTGTATTTTCCAATAATATGTATTCCATATACAAATTATTAGATTTCTGTCCATATCTATCCAATCTACCTTTCATTTGTTGAATTTTATCTGGATCCGGTATTCTTGTTAAAATTGTATTGTATTCTATCAAATCATTCAATCCATATGTTCCTTCAGCATATGATACGACAACATGTTTCCCTGTTTTGTCGGGATATCTTGTAACACCGTCTATATTTTCTGCTATCTTATCCGCCTCTTCTTTACTCCTTGCATAAATAAGAATCCTTTTATTATTTAATTTATTATTTGTTATTTCGAGTATTCTTTTATTGAAATAATTTATGTAGTCGCACTTACTTATTATATACGATGATAACAAACTATAAATCATATCAAATCCTTTATTTATATTATTAAATTTTATATTTTCATACATTTTTCGATCACTGTCTTTTAATTGATATTTTGTTGTGGTTGTTGTCCATATTCTGTTATTTTCTCCAATATTACATATCATTGTTTCGGATAATATCGTATCTAAATATTCTGGCGTTTCAGGTAGACCGCTTTGTAACATCTTTAGCATATAAAACATTTTATCGAACCGTGATCTGAAAAATGTTGCGCTCATCATCACCACGCCATAATTACTTAATAACACTTGTCTGAATGCCTCCTCTGTTTGCAACGCGTCTTTATTTTGAACAGACAAACATTCGTCTATTATTACAAGATCCCATGGAATAAATATTGGATGATCTCTCATTCTGCCAAGTGTTGTAATCAAAATAGTATTATAACTGAACACACTTTCATAATTATTAGTAAATTTCAAATTAGAACTATTTGTTATTTTACCATCATTTGTTTGGTAAACTATATCGAATCCTTTCGTGTGTTTCATTATTTCATCTGACCATGTTTTGTATAATTTATCCGTCGGCAATAGTACCAAAAATCCTCTACTTACTAAAATAGGATTTGTTGTAACATTATAGTTTGCTATTTTTGCCATTAATGATAAAGCTGTCAACGTTTTTCCTGCTCCAACATGTGATGCATCTCCAAAACCTTTTCTTTTATTATTTATAATACCATCAAACATTTTATTGACTGTAATTAATTGATGATCCCATAGTGTAGTTTTTATAATTACTTTGTTTTTTATTTCCGTTATTGGTAGTTTTATCACCTTTGGTTCTCTTGTTATTAATTCGTCTGATGATTTTATCAAATCATTTAATGATTTAATCATATGTTTATATCCGATCCCACTTACATTGACTTTAAATATACAATCATTACTCGTTGAGTGGATACATTGAGGATATAACATGCCCAGAACATACAAAATTCTTATAAAAACTCCTTCATATTTGTAACTTATGGAATTATGTGTCTTATTGCCCATTCTGTCGACAGGTCCTATTAACACATTATATTCTTTACTATTATAATTGTCGGCTTTTTTAACAGCGATATTCATCACTAATTTAGAATAAAATTGTCTGAAAATTTCTTTTAAGATGTTTATATTTGAGCTCAAACTTATGTAATCGATCCAGTCGTACACTGTATAATCATTATGTAATATTCGTGTCTGTGTAATAATTTTCATATCAGTCACAACGTTAAAATTTAAGTCATTAATAATATATAATGCTTTCATTAAGGCGTCTAATATGATTCCGTTATCTAGAGCCAATGGTTTCACGTCATTAATGTATGTAAGAATTTTGTTACAATCGAACGGTTCAATTTCTACTTTATTTATGCAAAAAATGATTTTATCATTAACTATTTTACTCGTTAGCTCTACAGTTTCATTTACAGAAAATCCTATCCATTTTGTTTTTTCCGGAGGCGCTGGCATTTTAATTTGTTTATTGAATTGTTTTATAAATTCAATTTCTAGTTTATTTCTATTTTTATCAGTCGAATCAATGTATTTACTTCCTTGTTTAAATTTTACTATTTCTTTATCTGTTCCAGCTATTATAACGTCGTATTTATTGTAACGTATCGTCTTACCAAATATTAATAAAAATCCTTGTCGACTTATATTTTTATCAATTTTGTTATCGTTTATTGATACAATAGTTCTATCTACAAACTGTAAATTATCATACTTATTGTTTTGATTTATTGTATTTATAACATTGTTAGATGTTATAACAACCCTTTCAATTAAATCTTTAGATTTGTTCTCAGCAAGTGTATTGTTCACATTTAGATATGTTTTTTGAACAATATCTATTGTTTTTATCATACTTTTGATATTTTCGACTGAATCTTTGCATATATTTTTTATCATATTTGTTGATTTTTTTCTGTAATTTTCTTTTGAAAAATTTTCCCATATAAATTTTGATAATTGTTGTGTTGTATAATTTTCCCTATTTTGTATAAATGGTATATATGCTTGTATTTTGAGTAAAATATTCGGTACACAGTGCATATCGTAAGATCTTATATATGCTATTTTTTCTATTTCTTTGCTACTCAATTCCGTGTAATTATTTATATCTCTAACCATCTTTTCAGTAATTGTTTGACATTTATATGGTGTGTTGCCTATGTAATCGATATATCTTATTAACATGTTTCTATCATTACTCATCATATTACTATATCCAATTGCAAGAATCATACTATCTATTACACGTGTATTATTGTCGCATATTGGAGTTAACCTTGCAATATTATTAATATTTATATCCGAATAATATTCTGAACTGTGATAATCCCAACTCGACGGATTATTTTGTACCATCAGTAGTGTTTGTTTTATTATTTTGATGGATTCAGTGGATAATTGTAAATCTGGATCTATTGTACACAGTAATGACAAAACATAAAAATCAAGTAAATCGATAATTTTATTTACATCGTATAGCTCATTAATATATCCTTCTGAATCTTCAATTATAGATATAAACGATCTCCATAACAATTGTCTCGATCCACTTACACGAATAAATTTTTGATCCGGTAAATTATATTGTGGTGATGCATTTAACTGTTCAATTGTATTAATTAATGTTTTAGAACAACTAGATCCTCTCCTAATACATTTTTGTAACCGTGACGATAAAACACCAACATTATGAATTTTAACATATTTTGTTTCCGTTTTACTTTTAAAAATATTCCTATCAACTAAAAAACATAAATTTTGATACGTGAGCATTTCTGTATTAATTTTCGGTGTAATTTTAGAATCGAAATCATCAATAATTGTACTTCTTAATAAATTTTTTTCTAGTTCTATTTTTATTATGTAATCTATTTTGTTTTTATCAATTTCAATATCTCCATCACACAATTCCAATCTATTATCCTTCACAATCACCATGCCATGAGTACAACAATATGTTATAGGTGGTTTACCTTTCCTCCAATCTAATTTATCCATTGTTCTGTGTAACTCTTCGCAATTATTAAATATTTTTCCAATCCATGACTCTGGCACTACTGGATTGCCTTTCGTTGACGATCCTGAACTCACCACTTTAATTCTACAATTAATAGGATCATGACGATTTAATGATATATATTTATTAAGTTTTGTATCATTTTTCAGTTGATTTTCATCATTTTGTATATTATATAAATTTTCTATTTCAATATAGTCAGAACTACTCAAATTATTTATGTTGTTCAAAAGCCATGTTTTTAAAACATATGTCACAACTCTTTCACCATATTTAATATAGTCATTACGCAGATTTAAGTAATATAATACTTTATCGGTGTCATTTTTTGATATTGAAGTAATAGCCTCTTGAATATGATAATCTGATAAAATGTGCGGATAATCTTCTTGAATTTCAACTATAAAATCGCTATACTCGCCATTTCTGCCAACTGTTATTTTTGTTCCTGTTTTTGCACCGTAGTTGGCAATATTGTTTATCGGTTTGTATTTATCATCTCTTATACATTTGTATGCATATTTTGTATTAGTCAACAACTTTATTATATTATGCATTATTAAGTACGATAAGTTGTGTATTTAATCAGGTGAATAAATAAATGAATAAATAAATATCAATCTTTTAATTAAAAGATTGACATTTTATACTATTTTCTTTATGACTCAAACATTGCAAATCATTTTCGTATTTTTCTGGGTAAAAATTATTTTCATTGTTTATTTCAATAACTTTATCAACAGAATTTTTTAAATAATTTATATTTTTTGATACTTTGTCATATACTTCTTTCAAAATATCAACAGGAACAGTTCTTTCTCTTAATGTTATCCGCTTTAAAATTGTTTCCAATGAAACATTTATGTAGAGTAACAAAATGAATATCGTCGGATTTATTTTTTTAATCCAAGGAATGTACACATTATAGCACCAATTGTGGTGATGTGATCCATCAATAATTACATTATAGTTTTCAATGATAGCCTTCCGCTCAATAATTTCTGCAATATATTTTGATTCACAATTTGTTTTTTCGACGATATCATGGAATGACGATGAACCAAATGTGACAGAACTATTCATTTGTTCTTTAATTTCTGGTAACAATGTTCTAATATAATCGATATCAATATAAACATATTTATTTTTTTCCAATAAATTATTATCAAATAAAGTCTCGAGTACGTAACTTTTCCCTGATCCGTAGCAACCCGTCATAAATATTATGTTAACTTTATTATTTTGATTATTTTTATTAACAAAATGATCATCTATTATTTTTTCGTGAATTTTTGCACGTTCAATAGAATATTTTTTTTTATGATATGTTTTGTCCATTAAGTCGATAATGGACATATATTTAAATGAACTTTCGTAATCCATTTATGTACACGTTTATACATATGATGAATTATAAGTTTTACAGTAAGTAGATAATAATAATTATAAATAAATCAATTTTTTTATATTTCATGATATGTATGAAGGAGTCGGTAATTTAAAATATAAAGAACAATGTGGTTTGCTTATAATGATTTTCATCACATCCATTATTTCATTTATTATGGTCGGGTTTATATTTAATTTTATCATACTTTTAACCAAATTTTCAGGATCTTTTTTAATAGTTTCAACGATTTTGTTATCATCAATATTTAACCCATTAAATATTTCAGTTAATGAATTAATATTACTCACATTTGTATTTGTATTTGTATTTGTATTTGTATTTGTGGATCGTTTTTCAATATATAAGGAAGCTATTTGATTAATTAAATTATCCATCAACTTATTGATACCCAATATTTTTAATTATTTTACGTATAAATCTTGTTAAATAATTCAATTTATCAATTTTATTTTTTTACGACAGGTTTTTGTGGTGCCTTGACAGTTACCGTTGTCTTGGCTGGAGTGGCTACTTTAGCTGTTGCAGCTGCTTTAGCCGGAATAGTTACTTTGGCAGGAACTGTTTTTGCTGTTGCCGGTTTTGCCGATGTTGCCTTAGCAGATGTTACTGGCTTCGTTACAACAGTTTTTGCCTTTGCGACTGGTTTAGTTACGACAGGTTCTGGTTCTGGTTCTGGTTCTTCTGAATTTTCCCACGTTTCACCAGTAAATTCAGTATCTTCAGTTTGTTCTTCGTCCACTGGAGGAACATCTTCGTAATCTTCTGTTTCTATTTCTTCCTCATTTGGTTGTATTTTTGGTTGTGAAACTACTTTACTAACTTGGACGACATTTTTTTTAGAATTTTGTTCGGTACTATCATCATCATTACTTTGATTGTCTTGACTAGTACCCATACCCAAACCCCATGAAAATGCTTTTGAAACGCTGCACGCATCTTTCATTTCCTTAACCGCTTTCGTTATATTTAATTCGTAAATATCACCATGATCAGGATCAATTTTTTTATCACTTAATCGCTTATAAATTTTTTGTAATGCATCTTTCGGTATTTCATTTACTTTAATATAACGGGCTGTAACTTTTGATCCATATACATTTTTGTATTTTTCTAACTCCTCTTCAACTTGTTCATTTTCTGTCGTTATATATTTGACATATCCGAGTTTCATACAACCTCCATATACTGCACAAACATATCCACTTCCTGATACAACGGGAACTGGAGTACTTTTTTGTTGAGTCTTTGGAGGCATAATATATTTATGATGTTTGTATCTGTGTTATCTATGTTATTTATGTATATATTTAATACTTTTGTTGCCTAATACATTAGTTATTCATTTTTTTATGAATACGATTAATATGCAAGACTGTAGATATTATAAAAGTTGAAAATACCATATCTTGGACTTGTTTATAATTAAAACATATATTATCATAACATACATATTAACTTTCAATTGCAAACAATGAGCGGTCAACTTGATTATAGATTCTACAAAAAAGTTCATTCTGAACGTCATGATGATGTTTCTGATTCACAACATGAAATCACATACACTGGTTATGTTCCTAAATTTGGTCATCCCATGTGTTTATATTCCAAAGTAGATGGATTTCCTCTTGCAGTTCTCGAACTGCGTTATCAGAAACAAGACAACTATGCCAAAGGAGAAACAACTTTTATTACTGAAATTTCTGAAAACAGTGGACCAGAAGGTCAACGTTTTCAAGGTGTTACAACTCTTGATGATCAAACTGTTGAATTTGTCATTACGAATTTAACTGATGATTATGTTAATTTTAATTTAATGAAGTGTGATAAAAAAGTGAGTGAAGTTAATCCATTTGGATTAAATGAAATTAATGAACTCAGGCCTTTCGAGTCATATGCTGTTCAATCAGATCAAACTATGGGACATCGCATCATTAAAGTTTCTACACACAAAGAAAAGAAAGCTAATCAAAAAGATGATGAATATACTGAAACATCTCTCAAGGACGAAATGGCAAGTACTGAAAAGAAAGTTGGCACATATTTGTTCTTGTCCGTTGTTCCAAAACTAGGAAATAAAAATCAATGCGATCGCTTCAAAGAAACTTTCTGGAAACCAGTTGATTATTTTGTTGTTAAATCTCGTTCCCTTAAACAAATTCATCACTTTGGACATTATGGTAACTTTAATGGGATGGTTCTTGAAGGATTCAGAACATTAGGTGCCCCTCTCGAAGATCTACAACCACAATCACAAAGATTTATGCGTTTAAGAAACACAAACCAAGTCTCTGAAGTTTCAGAAGTTGGGCAAATTATGCAACAAAATATCCAACGTGTAATTGAACGAGGAGAACGACTCGATGTTTTGATGGACAAAACTGACACTTTGAAATCAGCTCATAGTACCAAACAAAGTGGTGGATTTATGTCCGGAATTGTCAATATGTTTAAAAAAGAAGAAAAAAAAGAGGAATCGGATGATGATTTGGGCACTGATTTATTCGATGGTATTGAAAATGCTGACGAACAACAATCCGCTGAAATAGATGAAGTGGAAGAGTGTGATGAACTTGAAGAACAATCTTTTAGTTTTAAAAATATGGTTAGTGATTCAAAAGTAGTTCCACTTGGTGTTAATACAATTGGATCTAGTTTAAAGAACGAAACCTATGATTTGCGTGAAAAATCTTTTAAGAAAATGTCTAAAATGGTCGATCATAATGAAGTTATGCAATCAAAAGTTGGTAACATTTCAACCGGTGATGAGGTTATTGCTGTTACATCTGCGCAAACGGGTATTGACTATGATTATGAACGCAATAGTATGCCTTGTGTTATGGGTGTTTCTGTTATGCCAGGTTTCAAACTCAAGAATCTTATGTCACAAGAAGAGATTGTTGCTGAAATTAAAACACTAATTAATGGATATGTTACCAATACATTTAGTACATTGGTCGCACAAATGCAGATCTACACATCAGAGGAATGCTGTGTCTGTTTTTCTGAGAAACCAGATGTCGTATTTTACCGTTGTGGCCATTCATGTACCGATAAAGTATGTGGGTCCCAACTTAACAAATGTCCTCTATGTCGTATGACTGTTTCAGCTTTTGTTCCACTCAAACTAGATTCAGATTCGGAACAAACTAGCAAGCAACCTAACAATACAAACCGAGTAGTTGAACCTGTTTGTTCGTGCTAATTTTTTTATTTTAAATAAACATTTATTATACTAATTATATTTTCATATTTTAATATTAGTGCGGTTATTACTTTTTTTCAAACATATAGAAAACAAATATTTAAACATATATCAACAAAATGAATATATCATAATAAATTAAATATGTTGTTTGGATTAACATCTGGTGACTTAGCACTACTGATTGTTGCTGGTTCTGTTTTTAGTTATGTCGGTTATTATCTCTATTTACAATTATACAAAAGATACGTTCTCTTAATGGCACAACTTAATAAAGTTGTTACTTTTATCGATAAACTTGATAATTTGCAGAACACTTTAACTTATTTGGTCGACCAAAATGAAGATGAATTTGAAAATACTAATTGGAAACCATCTAAAACATCATTCGATATCAAAAACAAAAATCAGTATACATTCAATGATGAATTCAAGGACTTCAAACCGAAGACTTCAACTGGATCGATTTTAAACAAACTTTTACCCAATGAAAATAATGCTCAATACTATGCATTACTTGGTTCATTAACACCTCTCTTGTGGTCATATGTCAAGGATTATGTTACATCGAAAGCATTTCCAACGTTATCAACTAATTTTAATTCGACTGAATTCATGGAAGAAAATCCAGAAATAATGACAGAAATACAGCAAAAAATTAAAAATCAAAACCCAAACTCAAACTTTAATGCAGGAAATTTTAATGTTGGTGAATTTATAAAGGAAAATCCTGATATTGCAACTAAACTTGTTGAAAAGGTTGCTGGATTTAAACAGGGACCGGCATATCTAAATAATGCCGTACTTGGTGGTAAATATAAAGTTTCTCCGTGGATGAATAGCACTGTCGAACCTAACAATTGGGCAAATGAAAAAGATTACAATCCCGATTATATTGTGGGACCAGCAGGATCAACTGGAGTAGTGGGACCAATGGCTCCAAACATATTAAAAAATTATAAAAATATGTTTGATGGTGGTTATATGGGAATGGAAGGTAATCCAATCATAACAAGTATGTATATATGTCCTGAATGCCCTGGATGCCCTGGATGTTTTCCATGTCCTTCGACAGATACGGCGAATACAAATGTAAAACATTCAGAACCTAACAAATGTTCAGGTTGTCTAAAATGTGTGAGTGATCAGGATTGTGCAGAACATGATGAAGTTGGAATTCCTAAAAATTATGCTGAACCCGGTTTATCAATCCCAAAATTTAATAAATCTTTTGGTGGCGTGAAGTCGATAGAAAATACCGAATATGATGAATGTGCATATAAATCACCAAAACAATCATCCAATGGAACAAAATTAACAGATGTAGATGTTAGTAAAATAAATATGAGTATTGAGATATGAAATAATTAAGTTATGCCACGTGACTGAAATCTGTTGTATAATCAACTAATACTTCTGGTTTATTACCATAAAATTTTTTGACTATTTCGGTGTTATTTAAATAAATAACAACGGGCGTTTTTCTCACATCAACATCATATACATTTTGTATCCGTGGATGCTCATCAACACTTATTCTACAAAAAATAATTCCATTATTAGAAACTTTTCTTGATTCGTTTATATATGATTTATTAAAATTTGTACACTGTAATCTCCATGGAACATAAAAATACAGTACAACCTTTTGATATCGCGTTAATATAAAATATAATTCTTCTCCCGATGCTATTTCGATTATTGTCATTATATAAATTGTATTAGAATTTATATAATTTAATTTCAATAAAAAAAAAGTATAATTAATAATTTATCGTTAAGATTACATCTTTTTAGTTGGCACTTGTTGTAAATGGGAACGTGAATTATTTAACGTATGTGACGTATGTGACGTATGTGTCGTATGTGTCGTATGTGGAACATATGCTTCGACACATTCTAAAAATTTTTTCCAATCTGCACCAACTAATCTACCTTTAACATCATCACCTCTCAAAAACAATACTGTGGGTAATGCCGTTACGTCATTGGCTGTAACAAAATCTCTTAATTCTTCACAATCAGCATCTAATGAACAAAAAATAATTTTATCTCCCTTGTACTCATCTGCGAATTCGTGATATTTTTTCCCAAGAACTTTACAGGGACCACACCAGTCGGCATAAAAATCAATAATTGTCAATTTGTTTTTATCACTAATTACACGTTGAACATCTTTTTCATTTTTCAAATCAATAATTTTAGGCATATTATTTTTGTATATCTATATATTTAGGTATTAATATATATTTATGTGTGTTTATTTATCATTAAATTTAAAAATTGAATCAAAAACATTTAGTGTAAAATGGTTTTATTAATCTTGATATTATAAATAATACCACAACATGAACAATACACAAAATAATGCAGAGTCTGAGGATATGTCTCCTGATGACATTGTAGATATTGATATTAATATTGATGACATTGTTGGTTGCGATGAATTTAATGACCAAAATTTAAATAATAAAATTCCTATATCCGTCACACAAAATACTTTTGATGAAGTTAGTAAAAATGATTTAAAACAATTCATGATGAATTTTGGGAAACTTGCTTCATCAATTGATGATCCGTCAGAAAATACACAAAAATCAGATTCGTATAATGGTTTTGAAATAATAACCATTGTGTCTAAAAAAAATATTACTCAAAAATTATCTATTTCATCAGATTTGTTATTGAATTATTTAGCTGAAAAAGTAGAAGATATTTTTGGTGGCTTTGTTTCAAATAAATCACCTGCGACAAATAATTCTAGATTTACTCCCTCTATTGCTCGTAGTAGTTTTATGTGTGGTGGCTACGGTGATTATTATGATGATGGTTGTTATACAGAACCAAATACATGTGATCCAAATAATGTTCAATGTGATGTTCTTTTTTCATACTACAATGAAATATCTGACTATAAAAATTATGTCGATAAACTCGATAATGAAAATAATAGGCAAATATTAGAAAGTCAGGTAAAAGAATTATTAAATATTGCCGAAAAATTATATGTAAAAGAATTATCTGTTTACAATAATCTCCTATCAAAACATAAAATACAGTTTGACTGTTTATTAACATATTATACAATTGGTAAAAAATATGCATTTGAACGTTTTGATACTAAAATGATCGGTATTCTTAAAAAAAAACAAATTTGTAACAATCCATCCGGCATCGCTTTAACTTTCAAAATGATCGAATATGATCATCAAAAAAAGAAATTTTATCATACAACAAATAGTCAATTTATATACGAACAATCTGGATTAATGGATTTAGATGATATTATTTGCTCCGAAGTTAATGCTGAGCTAGAGGCAACATATAGCGAAATCGGAAAGAAATATTGTGACTTAGTAAATAGTATTCATTATTTGGATTACGTTGGTTCACGTTATGTAATTACAGACCATGGTGATCAACCAGTATTTGCTACTGGTCGTGTTATTATTGATAATGAAGATATTTATCATTATACTATACCACTTTCTAGGAACCAAGTAACGACCAAACATTATTTGAGCCAAATTAGTGAGGATCAATATTGTATTTGTATTCCTTTTTTAATTGGTTATAGTCTTAATCATAATAGTGGTTGGGGTTATTTCCATGTTAAAAATCTTAATCCCATCACATTTAATGAACATGTATTTGACGATTTATGTTTAGAAGAAACACAAACTAAAGGAAATATTAAAAATATTTTGAAATCATTACTTATTTCCAAGAAAATTAACAAATTCAGTGATATCGTTTCAGGAAAAAGTTCTGGTTTAATATTTTTACTCCATGGTTTGCCGGGTACTGGTAAAACATGTACTGCAGAAACTATTTCAGAACTTTTACATTATCCACTTTATCGTGTGGGATTTAGTGAATTAAATAATGTATATGGAAGAATAGAAGAAAATCTTAAGAGAGTCTTTGAACTTGGTACGAGATGGAATGCGATTATGCTAATTGACGAAGCTGATACTATTATGGAAAAACGTAGAGATTATGGAAACATGACAACAAATACATTAACAAGTATTTTTCTTAAATATATGGAAACATATGAAGGTATCCTTTTCTTAACTACAAACAGACTCAAATCAATTGATCCAGCATTTGATAGCAGAATATCAATTAAATTGTATTACAAACTAACTCCAGAGATTAATAAAAATATATGGATAAAATTACTTAAAAATGTTAATGCAATGGAATTAGTTGAACAATTGACTAGTAATCCTGATGATATTAATGATCTCATAAAGCTTAATATCAATGGAAGACAAATAACTAATCTTATTAAACTTGCTTTTTTAACCCTTAATGGTGACGGAACCAAAATATCAAAACAATTATTACTCAATATGTATAGATTAACACATGACTTCACTGAGGGTCGTAAAACTGATTCTAATAGTCAAGATGATTCAGATGATTCAGATGATTCAGATGATTTAGATAATTCAGATGATTCAGATGATTCATTCGTTAAGTCTAATAAAAAATATATAATCAGATCCAATCAAACAGAAAATGATTACTTTGAAATGTATGATAGTGCTCTAAACGAATACTAATTTATTTAATTTAAATTATTTAAATTATTTAAATTATCTAAGTGCGGGATAACTTGTTGTTCCGATTGTTGGTGCACGTCTCTCTTCCGGTGTTAATTCATCCAAAATAATTTGACCAAAATATTCGTCATTATATACTGGAGGATAATAGTAACCAACTCCAGTATATCCATATTCAACACATGCTCCTTCTTTTATTCCTCTTTCTCTTTGATTTATAATATTATCATAACATCTGTCAATTCCTAATCTTCCATTTGGATCATTGTCGTAAACTAATAAATCCTTAAATGTTAAATCATTGAATAAATTAAAATCAATATTATTTCTTACCCGTTGTTTTTCAATTTGTTCGTATGTTGGTGTTGGGCCAAATATTTTACTCTTAAAATTTAAGTCGGCTCCGTCAATAAATACATCATCTCTTTCTCTATTTATAAATGTTCTATCCTTTAATCCTAATCGCAAATCTGTGATATCATCTGTTGGCGTTTCTAAATTATTATTTCTTTCTATTTGTCCATTAGTAATATTACTTTTTGGTATATATCCACCTGTATTGGATGATGCACTATCATACATGTGTTCTTTATTATTTATATTTACATAACAAATATAAATAAAAAGAAGTAATAATATTGAAAACACTATTATTATTGTTAGTGTCATATAAAGTTAATTATATTAATATTATAATATTACATAATAAATAATGGATGACTGGAATTATCAATTTAAGGAAATATTCAACGAAGCATATCAATCGTTTCTTGATAACACGATGCCCCTCATTTTTATGAATACATTATTAGAAAAAATAATTAAAATAACAGCTAGCACAGCAGGTTATATAGCGGGAACAACTATATTAAATAATAAAAAATATCTGTCATTGGAGGCATACTATAATAAATATAGTAAAAATATTGCTTTACCCTATAGTATATTAATCGACTTGGATACAAATAATTTAATTAAAATAAATACAGTAAAATTAGTAAGTGTGAGTGTCGTTAAAACAGGACAACCTGTTATAATAAACACAGGATTAATTTCAGAAGACAATTTTATTAATATAGATACATGTATTTGCTTACCCATCAAGTCCATTGGAAGGGATAATGACAATCATGGTAATAATGATGAAAATATATATGGTGTATTGTTACTTGCCAATAAAGATCAATATGATGAAAGTATGATTAATTCCCTAAGAACGTTATGTTCATTGATTAGTGTACTTCAATATAATTATTGTGGTGCTAACAAATATAATAAAAATAATAAAAATAATTGCGATCATAATACAGAATTAAATAAAACAGTAATAAACTATTTAATGGATCATATTTTGAATGTTACCCATGACGGAACAATTATTACAAATAATATCTTTGATATTATGTATTCAAACTCCTCAGCAAAAAATATAATCGATTTAGCTAATAATGATAACAATAATGATAATAATAACGATAATTTAATTATCAGTAATACCAACAATATTTATACTGATATTAATATTGACACCTACATCAGTAAACCTATGAACATAATAAATTTATTTCCGCAACTATCAGTTTTATCTAATTCAGATAATTCCCATCAAAAATTATTCAAAAATAAAAAAATAGCGATAGGAATACAATTATCCGATATAAAAACAATTGTTATTGATTTTATAATAACATCGATTATTTATCAAAATATGGTATTTCACGTATTTATGTTATTCAACAATACAAATACATATATTAATGAACAAAAAAACCATAGTAATTTTATAGCTTTTTTGAGTCATGAATTGAGGAATCCTTTACAATCAATTAATTTAGCGAATTATTTAATGCAAACCGATCTCAAAACATCTTATGATTTGTCACAAAAGAATATATCATACATGGAATTAATTGATAGATCATGTGGTGAAATGAAAAAAATAATAAATGATATTCTGGATTTATCTAAAATAGAAGCACACGAACTTGTAATTGAATTAGATACTTCTGATATAAGAGATGTTGGCAGTAGTTTAATTGATGAATATAAAGATATAGCAGTAAATAAAGGATTAGAATTATTGTTAGAAATTAATGAAAATGTTCCAAAAACACTTTATACTGATGAAGTCAGATTATATCAAATTCTATCAAACCTCATATCGAACGCGATAAAATATTCTACATGTGGTACCATAAGATTTATGATTTATTATGATGAATTAAATCATGGCATTAAATTCAGTATTATTGATACAGGCAATGGTGTTAAAAAAACAGAAATAAGTAATTTATTCAAACAATATTGTCAAACAAGTTGTAGTAATAAATTTAACAGTAACGGACTTGGATTATGTATAAGTCAAAAAATGGCAAATTTATTGGGTGGTTATATTAATGTTATCAGTGAATATGGCAAAGGATCGACATTTACATTATTCCATCCAATTAGTTTAGAACAAAGTGGAATAATGAGAGAAAATGATGTATTCAATCAAAAAATGAGTTCAGTTTTAGAAAATATGACAATTAAAATTTTAACTGTTGATGACAATGAAACTAATTTATATTTATTGAGATTAATGCTTGAGCATATTAATCATAAATATAAATCAAATATAGAAATTCATTCAGTTAAGGATGGTAAAGAGGCAATTGAAATATGTAAAATCAATGTATATAAATTTATATTTATGGATATAAATATGCCGAACATTGATGGAACAACAGCTGCAAAAATAATAAAAATGAATCCTATGAGTTATATTACAAAAATAATTGCAACGACAGGAAATATTTCAGCCAAAAAAGAGAATTCAGCATATTTCGATGATTCTGATAAATATTCATATTTTGACTCAATTATTATAAAACCATTTACTGATGTGGAAATTTTAAAAACACTGGTTAAATATTTATATGATAATAATTAGTTGTTTACAATATTATTTCATCAAATATCAGTATCGATCGATAACTTTTTCTAGATAACATACTAATTGAATTTTTATCAAGTATCGTACTATTTTCTAATTTGCTCATTAACATGTCAATACAGTTCACTGTTATAGGTTTAATTACAGCACCACTCATTCCCACATTTTTGAAATCTGTTAATGCCTTTTCACTACTATCGCCTGTGTATGCAAATATAATTGTTTTCTTTTTATCATCTCTAACAATATCTGCAACTTGGGCACCATCAATATCGTCCATGTGATAATCTAAAAAAACTATATCGAAATGTGTTTCGTCATCTTTACATCGGGAAATACATCGAATGCCATCATTTACAACCATGACATTATGGCCTCTTGAGTTGAGTAATAATTTCAAATTATTTGCTATGTTTTCATCATCATCAACAATTAAAATGTTAAATATTTTTCTACGGTTTTCGATGTGGTTAACTGATCGTGTTGAATAATTATAATTTTCTGTCATTCTTTATCTATATTTAGATAAATAAATTTGCTGGTTAAACAAATTTTCATTTAAATATTTGGTACTAATATTTTATCAAATATTGAGACTATATCAAATGATTTATTCGCAAATAAATAAATTGATTCATCGTCTGATTTTATCGTATACTTTCATGAGATAACATGGTAAACTCATTTTATTTCCATCCCATTCGATTTGTTTCTTGCAATCATTTGTCAATGTACCGTCTTCATTACATATTTTTTTAACTTTAGGATGTTGCATACTTTCTTCTGAAAATTTTACAGTTGGTTGCTCATCAGGAAATTTTAATGAACAACGACATTCCATTCCAAATATGTTAAATGCATTTCCATCATCATACATAATAGTACAACGCCAATTTTCCATTGTGACATGATTAAATTCATTTTCAGGTGTTTCATCATCAGACAATCCGTATGTGATAACATTGTAGTCTTTCGCTCTATCGAGTGCATCAAGCAACTGAAAAGTTCTTGGAACTTTGCATTGTGAAATTGTATTAATTGGCATTTTTTTTGCGGAACTCATTGCTAGCTAGAAAATAACTAATCGATTGGTACTAATATTTAGCCTGAAATATACTATAATATAATTATAATATATGTCACATGTATTCGATTTTTCAATCTTTTTACAAAAAAATTTTTAAATTTTATATGTATTTTAATTTGTTGTATTTATTTTTGTATTTCATGTATTT